ACACCTATAGCGGAATATCTTCCTAATACAGGTTTTAATTTATCACTGAGGTGTTCCATATTATTTAGTTTGTATATACTAGTTCCCATTGCATACTGCATTACATTAATATCTCCATTTTTAATAGGAGAACTGTAAGAATGATGAATAAATTCTGTTAACCATAAATTTACTGTTTCTTGAGTATAGGGCTTAAGCCATTCTTTAAACTCTGTGTAAACAGACCATTCGTCTTCTGTCATGTCATATTTATAATGAACATATTCATCATAGTCACTCACATATTGTTTTAGTATATCATTAAACATTACGCTATGTAATTGGTCAGCATTATCAAACATTCTTACATCATTATTTTGATAATAAAGAAATATTTTATAATACATATCATAATTAAGGTTTTTATATTCACAAAAATCCATTAACCATTCTGTGCCATAAATAAATTCCATATTAGTGTTTATAGATTGCCAATCTTCTTTATAGGTACCAAAATTTAGCATTTGAAAAGTATGTTTATCATCAAAAGCATAAGGGTCTATATTGTAAAATGTACTTCTACCATTATAGTCATTTAAATAAGCTCTAATAGTTTCCATAAATGGATAAACCAAACCTTCGTTATATACTTCTTCTATTTGAGTAGCCCATCTACCATAACATGCGCAAGCATTGCTATCTACATGAGGATGATAAGCTGACATAAATGAAAATTCACTATCAAATTCATAAGATTTTGAATCATCTTTCGTTTATTGTATTGCTATAATAATCAAACTTTTGAAGATATCTAATATGTTGAGGTTCTAAGTTTCCAAATTGCTCTTTTTGTAATAAATTAAGCTTTACATATATAGGTGGCATATAAAAATATTTACGCAACCTTAGTCTTACATTTCTTACGATATAAAAGAAACTTTTATGGTCATAATCATAAAACAACTCATAATCATTTAAAAATGTTTCCCAAAAAGATTCGTTTTCATTTAAATTAAAGAATCTGTTAAGCATTGTTGTTGCACTTTCTTTTGTAACAGATATTGGACATAATATTGTTGAATCAATATTTAATCTTTCGTGTGTTATTTTCATGTTTAACTCCTTTTAAATTAGAAAAAATTAAACCCCCCTAATTGCTTAGGGGGGTGTAACAGGTTATTTATTACCAGACTCTTGGCGAGCTTTCTGAAAAGATACAACCTGACCCTCTTTTAATCGAGTGTTTGGGGTTGCAGATTTACCACCAACGAAAATCGCTACTTGATTATCGTCAATGCCAAATCCTTCTTTTTCAGCAATCTCTGCTGGGGTAGATGCCTCTACAGTCTTTGGTACTCCACCTGTGTGATACGCCATGTATCTTATTACTACTGGATTGTTGTTAGCCATTACTAACCTCCTGTTTATTACGATTGATATAATTACCAACCTTGCTTGTTGTTACCTGTTTATCTGTCTTCACAATATCATACTCAATACTCTTAACTGCATCCTTTGCGACTAAATGCTTTCTAGCTTTAGACAGGATAAACTCAGCTTCTTCGGAACTCTTATAGATGCCGATAAGATTATTCTTATATGTATTGTCTCCTTTGTATTCTCCTTTTTGTATCTTGCGATGAAAGGTAATACATTCAATTAAAGCGTAATTCATGCTTCTAAATACAACTCGATTCTATCTTGAACCCAGTCATTATAAGCTTGTATTTCTGCTTTAGCACCATCAAGGTCTTCGTTTACCTTTTTGATAGCGTCTTTTGTTTCGTAACCTGCGTTTTCAAGTTGTTGTATCAATGTATCGATAGCTTCCTCTACTCTGCTCATGTTACCTCCTTTTTTAGGGATGTTATTTACTCTTATAGAGGTAATGCTCTTGCACTACTTAGGGTAAATAAAAAATTAAACTTTAGGGAGCATAGAACAATCAAAACTATACTCCCTTTATAAAAGAGTGGATATAAACCAAAGGAAACCATGGTTTCAATGTTTTACGCTTCACACGCATGTTCATCACGCCCTGATTTTATTTCAGTATCCACTCTATTGGTCTCGAGACCTATATAAAATATAAGAGATAGGTTAGTTATTAGTATCATGAAACGCCAATCTCATAGTCACCTTCGTATAAAAATTGCACACAAGGATTAACAAACCACTTCTATCTCTTAATTACTTTGACTAAAGAATATAGCCCAAAGACGATTCTTTTTCATTGCTATAAACTTGCTCTTGGGTGTATTAGGATTGTTTTTAACCAGCCATAATACTAGTTCTTTTTTACCCCAAGGCGGTATACTATTCATCTGTTTTTGATTTCACTTAACTTATCAAGATACTCGTTTCTTTCTTCCTTAATCATAAACATCTCATTATTTACATCTTCAATTCGTCTGTATAGTAATTTAATCTTAGTCTCATTATGTTCAAGCTCTTGTCTTAACATATTAAGTGTCCATAAAAGACAAAAGATTAATATTACTGCTACTAACATTGCTATTGGCATTAATGTATCAATCATTATTTACTCCCTTGTTTTGTTAATTACTATGTAACCTTAATAAAAAAATAAAAGTAAGGACACTTAGGTCGAGGTAGGTAGGAAACGGTATGCACTGATGTTGTCTCCATTACTGTGCAACCTCCTGACTGCCTTACTTTTATTTCTTTTAGGGGATGAAACCCTATAACCCCCTCAATCCTTGTAAGGACTAAGGGGGCTAAAACCTCTAGAAACTAATCTTCTTCGGGAGAGGCTTATAAGTTGCAGATATCTGCTGACTCTCCTCGAAGTGAGTTTCTTCACTGGCTTTACGGTAATCAGAACCAGCAATAAACTTAAGGTTAGTTAACTGCTTACTAGCGTTAGCAATTCTTTCTGCAGTTAAAACAGCTGGTAACTCTTGGTCATCACTGACCGTAAGCTTTAGAGAGTTAGTAGCAATTCTCTGCTCATTCTCATCAAGCTTATAAACCCACTTACTTCCCTTGCGAGAACCAGCAAATGTATTGGTAATAGTTCCAGTTAAACTCATAATATACTCCTATATCATTAATGGTTATAGCAAGGAAAATCCGTTGCTGATAGCAAGTACGGGATTAAGCAGGTACCTCGAATGAACCCCACTTGGGTCTGCGGTAGCAGAGCTGGGGGAGTGAGGTGAGGAAGAGACTTGTGAAGTGGTATGTCTACGAAAGTAGACTACACACGCCTACATGATAGGACTGGCCAGTGAACAGCACAGAGCCAGCAATAGCGCAAAGCGTAAAGCGTCTAATAGCTGGGCTATTAGTTGTGCTACTTGCTAGGTGAGTGCGAGTAGTTAGCTACTTCACTGGACTGAACTATTATATAGGTCAAGTTTCAACGAGAATCACCCCCCATGGGGTGAATTTCGAGGGGGTACCTGCGAGTGTATATTGCACACTCACATTCTACTGCAAATTTTAGAAAACCCCCTTGTAGTTACAGATACTTTTTGTAATTTCACCCATGGAAAAACTAGCAATATTGTTACTTTTAACGCTATTAGGTACTAAATCAAATGAAAGTACTCCCAAAAGCCCCTATATTACTGAGGTTAATCACTATGCCTATAATAAACTTATTGAAGTAAAGACTATTGACGGACAAAGGCACCTCTATAAAGACTTAGGCTTAGGTTCTAAATGGTGTTATGAGCATCAAATAACAGAAAAACTGGAAAAAAGGGTTGACACGAAATAGTTCTTACTTTAAATTCTAACTACCTAAGGTACCTAAGTAGAGTAACTTCATAAAGTTTGAATTAATAAAGGTTTTTAAAAGTAACTTAGCTTAGGTAACTAAGTAAGGTACCTAACAACAAAAGGAGGAACTATGAAAGCGGGCAAAACTAAACCATCCAATAAAGATAGGGACTATGCATTAACTCTGCATAGTAATGCTATCTCTTCATTACAAGCACAGGTTAGTGAATTGTATCAGCTTATAGCATCTTATATAGAATATAAAGGAGATACAGATGAACTCACTAATTACCTCACTGAGCTTGCTAAGAAAAAAGCTCAGAAACAACAAACCCCTAAGATTGTTGACAGCAGTGGCAAACCTGTTGACTCTAAAGATAAAAGTTAACTATATTCGTACACAAGCTGGATTAATAAGGCTTAATTTAAAAATACAACAAGGAGTGGACTATGTATTCAGAGGACTTTAATGAAATCATTGAGGATGTCATTGAAAAAGAAGGAGGGTATGTAGATGACCCTGTAGACCCGGGAGGGGAAACAAAGTATGGTATATCTAAAAGAGCATTCCCAAAGGAAGATATTAAAAACCTTACTATAGATAAGGCAAAAGATATCTACTACAACAAGTATTGGAAACCTTCAAAGGCTTATCTTATACATCATGACCTACAACATATATATTTTGATATGTGCGTTAATTTTGGCATTATTGGTGCTGGTAAAGTTCTTCAAAGAGCTATTAATGGGAAGTATAAAGCAGGATTGGAGCTCGATGGAAGAGTCGGCCCTAAGACGCTCAAAGCCCTTAAAAACTTGGAGCCAGATAGACTCAGAGCGTATAGGGTTTTAAAGTTTGCTACTATTGTAGTGTCCAAGCATAGCCAAGAAAAATATTGGTACGGATGGTTTAAGAGAGCTTTGAATGTCTAAGGGTATAAATAAACTTATTATAAAAAAAGTCCAAGAAAGACTTGACTTAGGTAGAAAAAAATACGGGCAGGAAGTACCTCTATACGATAAAAGAGATTACGAAGAAGAAACATTAGAAGAGCTTTTAGATGGAATGGTTTACCTAACAGCAAGACTTATTGAATTGCAACGAGAAAAAAAAGAAAACCTATTTGGGAGGGACTATTAATGATTGAACTTAGTTTAACATTTGTATTAGTATTAGTTTGGATAAATTCTAGGTTATGGAAACAACACTTAGACAATGTTCGAAATAACGATAAATCATAAATCCGGTGCAAAATCATACCCTATATATTCAGAGATAGAAGCTCTAGAAAAAGGGATAGATTTTAAACATTGGAAAGAAGCTGAAGAAGGGACTTATTGCATATCAGATGACGGATATATAGCAGAAGTACTAAAAAGAAAAAATTATGAATCCGATAGAAATGAAGCCACTCTCTATGTTAGAACACCATATGGCTATATTATGCACAACCCCAACTATAAAACACAAAAATTTTATGCTGAGGGCAGAAGTACTCCATGGACTCTCTCTGGTAAGCCCGCACTCGAAGTTAAGTCTAAATCACATAAGTGGAAAAACCTCGCCCTCGCATATGTTTCTACAAACTTTGACGCAGATTTGGCTATTGACCTCGTTATGGGTCAAACAACTCCTCAGCAAAGAAGGAGATGGAAAAGAAACATCAGGACAGAGGAGTTTAAAAGCGTGGTAAGAGAAGAATTAGATGTCCTTTTAAAAGAAAGTGGCAAAGATAAAGAATATGTAATGGAACTTCTAGAAGAAGCAATTACAATGGCTAAGAAAAAAGAAGATGTTAGTAATCTTATGAGAGCAACTGAGAAACTTATGTCTCTACATGGAATGGATGATAAGGATACAATAAAAACTACTCGTCAAATAGAAGGCGTTAGTACAAAGAAACTTATTGCAGATGTGCTCCAAGAAGAACAAAAGATAAAATTAACAGAAACAACAGAAAAGGACAATGGAGAACTACGAAGCTCAATACGAGAAACTTCAAGTACTAAAGAAATTCAGGAATAGTATAGGTCTTTTTGGAAAAGTTTGTTTCCCCACCGCATTAAATAAAGATATACCCCCTTTTCATAATGAGTTATATCAACACCTCAGAGATGAATCTCGTAATAGGCTTTTAATTGCGGCTCCTCGAGGAACAGCTAAGTCTACAACAGTATCTCTTATATACCCTCTTTGGAAGTGTGCTTTTAAATTAGATACTGAAGATTTATTTATTGTTATTATTTCAGAAAGTCAAAGTCAAAGTATTAACTTCTTATCAAGGATAAAATATCATCTCACATATAGTAAAACATATAAAGAAAATTTTGGAGACATGGGCCCTAACACTGCTAGGCGTTGGACTAATAATGATATTATTCTTTCAAATGGTGCTCGTATTATTGCTGTTGGAACTGGGCAAAGGGTTAGGGGATTTATCGAGGGTGATACTAGACCTAACCTCATTATTATTGACGACTTTGAGTCAGAACTAAATGCCTATACCCCAGAAGCTAGAGCTAAAAATAGAAAGTGGATAACAGAAGCTGTTATACCATCATTATCTGATGATGGTAGAATAGCGATGATTGGAACAGTTATCTCTGAAGATTGTTTCTTATGTTGGGCTAAAGAGTCTCCTAGCTGGGATGTTCTTTGGTATAGTATATGGAATGATGACGAAGTGAGTATATGGCCAGAAAGATTTCCTAAAACTCGTATCCTACAAATAAAAGATGAATTTGCTAGTGTAGGTAATCTTAATGGATTCTATCAGGAGTATATGAATATAGCTCAATCACCTGATGATGCTCCTTTTAAACCAGATTATATTAAAATTCATCATTATGATTATGAGATACGAGATGGACAAAACATACTTGTTAAGAAACTACCTGATGATAAAGAAGAAATAATACCAGTGGCTGTATATTCAGGGGTAGACCCAGCATCTTCATTGTCAGCTAAAGCTGATTTTTTTGTTATAGTAACGCTTGGTATAGACCATGAAAATAATATTTATATAATAAACATAGTACGGACTAAATTAGACCCAGCAGAACAACCTGATGCTATTATTAAGCAATATAAAAAATATAGACCTAAAAGGATGAAAATAGAAACAGTTGCTTATCAAGAGGCTTTAAGGTCTGCAGTAAGGAAACAAATGCAAGAACAGAATTTATATATACCGGGACTAGAGAAAGGCGTTAAACCCAGAAATAGAAAATCAGAGCGATTACTTTCACTAGTCCCGATACTTGCAAAGGGTCAATTATTTTTTAGACCTCAAGATATAGAAGCACAAGCAGAATTTTTATCTTACCCCCGTGGTAAGCATGATGATGTTATGGATGCTGTGTGGACAGCATTAGATGGCTCAAGAGCTAGTAAAAGAAAAGAATACCAAGAGGTTGACACTTCTGATAGGTTAGGAAAAAAAGTACTTGACTGGCTAACTCTCTAACTAGTATATTTTATATAGGATAACTTATGGCTGAGAACTATAATAAGAAAGATAGCGTTGTTGACGCTACCCAAAAACTTTTTACCGACTATTCTAACAATAGAGAAAAGTGGGCTATTCAAGCTCAAGAAGACAGAGAGTTTCGTTTAGGACAACAATGGACTAAAGAACAGGCTCGAGTACTTAGAGAGCGTGGACAAGCTCCTATTGTTGTAAATAGAATACATCCCGCAGTAGAAATGGCAAAAGCCTTATTAACTGCTAACAGACCTCAATTCAGAGTGTCACCACGAGAAGACAGTGATAATAAAATAGCTCAATTATTTAATGCTTTAATAGCTTATATGTGGGATATATCAGATGGGATTAGCGTACTCCGTAATGTCGTAGATGATTACTATACTTGCGGAATGGGAGTAATGATGGTATATCAAGACCCAATGCGTGATAATGCAAAGGGCGATGTAGTTATTAAAGATATAGACCCATTAGATTTATACATAGACCCTAATTCAAGAGATAGATTTGGAGATGATGCAGAAAACATGATTGTGTCTAGAATGTTTACTCGAGACCAAGCTAAAAAAATGTATCCTCAGTATGAAACAAAAATTAAAAACGCTAATTCAGATAGGCTTTCAGATAGGCCTGAAACTGGTAGAGAACATGATGGTAAAGCTATATTCCCAGAGGATGTAGAAACTCTTACTGATTCTGCATTAGGAGAGTCAGATGAATATGTAAGAGGATATGAAAGATACTACAAAGAAATGGTTAGTAGATTTCGTGTACATGAAACATTTACTGGGGTTGAGCATGTTTTTGACGATGAAGAATATAAAGAATATCAAAATAGACAAGCTTATATTATAGAAGGTAGACCTATTGTAAGAGAAGATGTTGCTAGGATGACAATGGAAAGACTTCAACAGTCTTATCAAATGATGGTTGAGCAAGCTGAACAACAAGGGTTAGACCCAAATCAACTGCCAGAGCCACCTTCATTAGAAGTAACAACAATGGCTCAGTTTATTGACGAAGGTTTAATAAAGGTAGTAGAGATTCAAGCATGTAGAGTTTGTCAAATTGTTGTAATAGGTGACCAGCTTCTTTACAAAAGAGTACTACCGACTGATAAGTACCCGATAGTTCCTTTTATGAATATACACACAAGAACACCTTATCCTCTTTCTGATGTTAGAATGTGTAAGGATATGCAAGAATATATTAATAAAACTAGGTCACTTATTATAGCTCATGCTACTACTAGCACAAATGTAAAAATTTTAGTTCCAGCAGGCTCTGTTGATATGAGAGAGTTTGAACAAAAGTGGTCACAACCCGGTGTTGCTATAGAAGTAGACTTCGACCAAGGAGCACCTCAACCAGTACAACCACTTCCATTACCAAATGAATTATATCAAAACGAACAAACTGCTAAATCAGATATTGACCATCAACTTGGTCTTTATGAGTTAATGATGGGTAATTCTCAAGCCGCTCCTCATACTTATAAAGCTACTGTATCTATTGATGACTTCGGTCAAAGAAAGATAAAATCAAAGTTAATGGACATAGAAGCTGGTCTGAGTAGGGTATGTCAAGTTGCAATCCCACTTATGCAACAACTGTACCAAGAAGAAAAAGTTATCCGTCTGGTGCAACCTAACAATATGACCAGCGAATATTTGATTAATAAAAGATTCTATGATGATTTTACACAAACAATACAAAAATACAATGACATAGGAATTGGTAACTATGATGTTGTAGTAGTTACAGGAACAACGCTTCCAACAAATAGATATGCTCAACTAGAATTATATATGGATGCGTATCGTAATGGATTAATAGATAAAGAGGAAGTATTGAAGAAAACAGAAATATTTGATGTCGAAGGAGTTCTAGAAAGAACAGATACAATCGAACAACTCACGAGACAATTACAACAAGCTCAAGAACAGATTAAAGGTCTATCCGGAGATATGCAGAGTAGAGATAGAGAAAATGTTAATCTAAAACAAAGAGTTGAAGTTGAAAAATTTAAGGCAGGTCTTGATAAGATATCTAACCGGGCTCAGTCCGCAGGTACTTTGTATGAGAAACGCCTTGATGACGCTACTAGTGAAATGGCTTCTGAAGTCAGGAGGACTAAAAAAGAAGTTAGCAAAAACCAAGATACCCCTATTCCTAGTTAGGGCTCTTAATTGAGGAAAGTGACATGGCTCAAGAAAATAAACAAGGTCAAGTAACAGAAGAGAATTTGGTGGATTCTGTTGTTGGCATAGAAAATAGTGTAGATAGTGTATTTACTCCGGGTTTTGGAAGTGAACCAGAAGAAACAGTAGCTCCAGTTGAGCAATCTGTAGAAACTAGTTCTGAACAAACTCCAGAAGTAGGTTATGAAACTACATCAGATAACGGAGAAGTTCGATATCAGTATTGGCAGTCTGAAGCAGATAAAGCCAAGAATGAGAATGAACAGTTAAAGAAAACTGTAGAAATTCTACAGCAGACTATTCAAAATCCTACGACTAATCAGCCTGAAGAAGTATCTTCAGAACCTGAAATTGAACCGTTTCGTGATGCACCACAGAAACCAGTAAAACCAGCAGGCTTTAATAGAGCAGAAGCTATTGATGACCCTAATAGTGCTAGTGCGCAGTATTTAGATACTATGGACAACTACAGGGATGAGATGGATTCTTATAACGCTGATAAATTAGATTATGAGGCTAATTTATTACAGATAGAAAGAGATGCGTTAGCCGAAGAACAAAGAAGGCAAACAGAAGCTTTTGATGCTGAAAAGCGTAATCAAGAACAAGTGAATACTATTTCACAACAGATAAAGAGTCAATACAATGCTAATGATGAAGAGGTCAATGACTTTATAAAAAAGATGAGCGACCCTGAATCATTAAATATTGAAAACCTATGGCGTTTATACCAAATGGACAAAGGTAAAGTACCTGAGCAACCCGTTGCACAGCCTTCTCCCCAGTTCAACCAAGTTCAGAGAGCACAATCAGTTCCGGCACCTATGGGAGTCCAGAGTAGCGCTAATATGCAACAAACTGGAAAGAGTGCCAGCGATTTAATTATGGATGACCTGATTAGTGATTATGAATCAAAAAATCCTTGGAAATAGGATATAACATAAAACGGAGTTAAAAATGGCTGACAAATACAGTATATCTACTGGTGGCAGTATGCAGTCGTCTACTATTAATGATAGCAGACGGATGTTTAACTTTGGAGAAAGAGTTGCAGAACTCGCTCCAGAGCAAAGTCCATTCTTTACATACCTCTCGAAAGTTGCAAAGAAGCCTACCGATGACCCAGTGTTCAAATTCTTAGAACAGCGTCATCAGTGGCAAAGGCGTAACTTTGAGGTTGAAGCTGATGAATCAAAAGTACTTGGTGCTAGCGATGATACAGTTGCAGAGGCCTATGCGGCTTGGAAACCAACAACTGCTAACCCTCTTAAGTTAACAGTTAAGTATGATAAGTATGGCAGAGAAGTATCGGCAGACACAGAACCTGAATTTTTACTCAATGAACAGATTATTGATGTTCAAGCTGAGTTAGATAAAGATGGTGCTGGCGAAAACCTGGCTATTGATGTAAAAGTAAAAATACAAATCGGTGCTAACCCAGTATCTTCTGGAGCCGCTGGTAAGAGCATTGAAGGTACTATACTTCATATATCTAAAGAATCTGATGGAAGTGAAATTGTAGCTGGTGATATAACTGCTAGTACTAGTACTCTTAAATTCGTTGA